TGGGTGGGTGGAACGGGCCAACGCTATCGGTCATCATATGTGGTGTTGCCTGATTCAAGAGCGATGTCATCGATGTCTGGATAATAAGGATCATACTCTGTATCGAGATGAACAGGAGTCCAAGTAGTAAATATATCGTCTGCACTCTCAAGCAGAAATACAAGATCTTTGGGCATAATAAGTTCTCCATTTGCCAAGCCGCGACCGCAGGGAGCGGCGATTTTTTTTTGCTGATCATAAAAAAAGGAGCGACCGTTAAGCCGCTCCAGTTCTCGAGGTTGGGAGTTATTATTTGTTTTTCTTTAGGTCGGCTGCTACTCGTGCCTGTTCTTGTATTTGGATTTGAAGTCGTGCCGCTGCTGATAAGGGTTTGATTGCTGCGGTTTGCTTGGGTGGAAGCGGCTCATATTTACGTCCAACTATTTGTTTGTAGGATTGCTTAGCTGCTTTTTCATAAATAACTAGGTCGTTATATTCTAGTTCGGCTCTGTCTTTTTTCTGCTTAGCCTGTTCTAGCAGAGATTGTGCGTTTGCTACGCCTCTTTTCTTGTTCTCTTCTGCTTCGTTTACAGCATCGATTTGGTCTAAAACATATTTATTCTTATACGTTTTTAGAAAATCCGCTGACTGACAAAATTGACGGGCAACATTTTCTGCTTGGTAAGATGTTGTTCCGAATAATTGTATAAGGTCAACTAATCTACTTTCTGCATACTGTACAGCATAAGTTGCTGCGGTTGCATCTGTCATTTCAGTATCTTTATTATTAGATTGATCTAATGCTTTAGTATCTACTTTTGAATTTCCCATTTTACATTCTCCATTGGGTTAGATTTAAAATTTAATAGTTTAGTTTTATTTCGCAAATTGCATCCGAAGGGTCGGGGGGCAGTTCGCACCTTGTCTGGTGTTGATCCAAGCCATATCGGGGATCAACAAGAATCGCTCTATCTCTATTCTTGTTGAAGGCAATGCCGATTGCCCTGCCACTATCGGCAGGTTAATAGCAATCGGAACACTGAAGAACTTCGGTCGCCGATATGGCTTGGATTATAAACCAGCGCGTACTGCCAACCGACCTGTAGGATTCAATTTTCCTTCGGTTTTGCTTGTTGCTTTCGTTTATTTTATTCTTTTTATATTTACCCCCAAACGCTTTTGGGGAGACCGTAGGGAATCTCGGTCGGGGGATTTGCACGATCAATCCCCCACTACAAAGCGGTGCGTCTGCACCGCAATAATGGACAAGCATGCAAAGAAAGATGCAGTAGTATTGATGCGCTTTATCTATCAACTCCGTTATAGCCGCGACCCCTAGGGCGGGTTAACAGCTCCAAAAGAACGTAAGGTAATATTAATAGTGACGTAACGTAATTGTAGACAAAGAGGTAATAAACAGGACAGCGTGGGGGAAAAGAAAAGGGGGCTAAAGTGAAGAAGAACCTGCAAGGAGTAAGAAAACTAACACCGAAACAGACAGCGTTGGTTGATACGATAGTAGCAAAAGGCTGCACAATTACACAGGCCGCGCCACTTGCTGGATATGCAGAGGGGGAATCAGGAAGAGTAACTGCAAGCAAAGCGTTAAAGCAACCGCATGTGCAGCAATACCTGATGGAAAGAATGAATGAAGAGTTTGGACTGAGTGCTACAGTAGCTGCAGGACAGCTTAGAAGGTTAGTAACAGGTGCTAAGAGTGAGTATGTGCAGCTTGAAGCGGCTAAGGATTTGCTAGACCGTGCAGGATATAAGCCGATAGATAGATCGCAGGTGCAGGTGGCAGGTGATATAAGAGTCCAGATAGATTTAGGATAGATGGTCGCTAAATTGCTTATATTTACTTGGTGTATTTAGTTATGGGGGGTTAAAACTTGACTTAGTAATCTCTTAGGGGATCTCTCCCTCGTATTATTTCTCTCCAAGGTTCGTTTTTCTTTTCACATTTATTTTTTTATGCTAAGGGGTATTTATGAGATATAAAAAGTTACCAGAGCCAACGCCTGAGAATGGCGATAATACAGTGGCAAAAGAGAAGTTAAAGAGTACGGGCTATGCCAGCGAAGAAGTATCAGAATCCTAAAGGCGGTTTAAATGCTGCTGGTCGTGCTTATTTCAAGCGAACAGAGGGCGCTAATCTAAAGCCGCCTGTTAAATCTAAACCGAAGGCTGGCTCGAAGAAGATGGGCCGCAAGGTTTCTTTTGCCGCTAGGTTTGCTGGAATGAAAGGCCCGATGAAGGATGAGAAGGGCAGACCAACGCGCAAGGCTTTAGCATTAAAGGCGTGGGGCTTTGGAAGTGAGCAGTCTGCTAGAAACTTTGCTAAGAGGCATAGAAAGACATAATGCCCAGTTCTAAGGATTACATAAGGGATTACTCTTCTAAGGGTGAAGGCAAATACGATAAGTCGCCCAAGAGAATGAAAGACAACCGCGCCAGAAAGAAGGCGCGTTATTTGTTAGAGCAGTCTGGTAAGGCATCGAGGAATGATGGCAAGGACGTAGATCACAAGAACGGCAACCCTAGAGACAACAGTAAGAATAATTTGCGTTTAGTTGGCAGGGCGCGTAATAGATCTATTAAGAGAAACAGAAAAGCAGGAAAGGCATAGCTATGTGTTTTGGTGGACAGAGCGCCCAATCTATTTATGAAGAGACTAAACCTCCGACACCCCCTTTACCTTCATTGAGTATGGATAGAGTAGACAACCCTCCTTCACAATATAAGAATGTGCCAAAACCACAGAAGGGTAAGACACAACGGACTTCCCTCCTCAGCAACCAGACGTCTGCGATGGGATATTAATATGACACAGAAAAGAATTACATTACTCAAAAAAGAAATAAATGATCTTAAAGATGAGTTAAAATCCCTTAGCCCTAAACCGACTACCCTATTTAAACAAATTAAACAGGGCGTAAGAGTTGCTCTCACTGGATCGAGTAAAACCGTAAGCGGTAAATCTAACCCCCAAAAACAAAAAATTATTGACGCTATAAAACGCAAACAAGAGCAGCTTAATAAACTTGAGGATCAGATGCCTCAGCCTAAAAAGGGAGATGCTAATTTCCCATGAGTACAGTTAATAAAGCAGGTAATTATACAAAGCCCAAGATGCGTAAATCTTTATTCCAAAGCATAAAAGCTAGGGCTACACATGGTACGGCTGCTGGTCAGTGGTCTGCTCGAAAGGCGCAGTTGCTTGCTAAGGAATATAAAAAACGTGGTGGAGGATATAAATAATGACGTTTAAAATTGAATGCGCTAGTGCAGATACTTTTGTTACTACGGTAAGACAATTAATGTATCAAGAAGTTTCATTTGTTTCTAATGTCGATGATTTTGGTTACTATACAATTTGGTTGTTGGAGAGACCTAAAGATGAAAGCATCACAAAAATCGCTGCTTAATTGGGGCAAGCAGAAGTGGCGCACTAAGTCTGGCAAAAAGTCTAGTGAAACTGGTGAACGGTACTTACCTAGCAAGGCTATTTCTGCTCTTAGTTCTGCTGAATATGCAGCTACAACCAGAGCTAAACGAAAGGGTAAGGCTTCGGGTAAGCAATTTGTGGCTCAACCGAAAGCGATTGCTAGGAAAGTAAAACAATATAGAAAGGGAGTTTAATTATGAGAACATGTGGTAATTGTCATTACTGGTTTAGATTTAGTGATGCGCAAGAAGAAATTGAATATGGTGAATGTAGGAGATACCCCCCAAACCCTGTTAAGTCTAAAGATTTTGAGGTACGTCATATTGATCCCAGTAATTCAAAAACAATTTGTGAAACAAGTGAATGGTCTATTCGAACAAATTTATTTGATTGGTGCGGTGAATTTAAAACACAAGCGCAAGCAATTTCAGAAAAGTGGAGTTAATTATGGGATGGAAGATTTCTAACACTGGTGAGTTATGGAGTGAAGGAACTCATGAACTCGGTGGTGAAACATGGACAGGGGCAACAAGAACTTCTGAGTCTAAAAGATTAGAGTGGACTAATGAAGTAGCTAAGAAACCAGTTAAAAAGAAACGTGCTAGAGATGACAAGGGCAGATTAAAAGCTGATGACCCTTCTACGCCTGATGTTAATGAGGCTTACGAACAGTGAGTTTTGTAAATATGCTTAAGCCTGAAGAACTTACTATGCTTCGAAGAATAGTTAAGAAGGTACACTTTCAACACTTCGATGAAAAGCATGGGAAGTCTTTTGTTACTAATAAAATGGTTGATAATGTTATAGATAACATTGGCCCTGATGTTGCGGAAACCATGATAAAGTTTGGAGTCGATAAGGGGCTTCGATGATTAACTTTAAATATAAACCCGATGGGGAAGTGCTTAAATCTTTTATGAAGGACAGCACTTTCTTTCGTGGTATTCGTGGCCCTGTTGGTTCTGGTAAGTCTGTTGGTTGCTGCATCGAAGTATTTAGACGCGCCCTCGAACAGCAGAAAGGATCTGATGGATTGCGTAAAAGTAGATGGGCTATCATTCGAAATACCAATCCACAGCTAAGAACCACAACAATAAAGACTTGGCTTGATTGGTTTCCCGAATCTGATTGGGGTAGGTTTCACTGGTCTGTTCCTTACACACACCACATTAAAAAAGGAGAAATAGACCTTGAAGTTATTTTCTTGGCCCTTGATCGCCCTGAAGATGTTAAGAAACTTCTTTCGCTCGAACTTACGGGTATATGGATCAACGAAGCGAGAGAGATTCCTAAGTCTATTATTGATGCCTGCACGATGCGTGTTGGCCGTTTTCCTTCTATGCGTGATGGCGGTCCTAGTTGGTCTGGCGTTATTGCCGATACCAACGCGCCTGAGGAAGATCATTGGTGGCCCATTATGGCTGGTGAAGTTCCAGTCCCAGATCATATACCGCGTGAGCAAGCTAAGATGTTGGTTAAACCAGACAATTGGAATTTCTTTACCCAGCCTTGTGGTATGCTCGAAGCCAAAGACGAAGAAGGTGAAATCCAAGACTACAAAGAAAACCCCAAAGCGGAAAACCAAAAAAACATAATAGGCAATTATTATTCAAACCTTATTCGCGGTAAGACTAAAAGCTGGATTGATGTCTATGTTATGAATCGCTTGGGTCATATTCAAGACGGAAAACCTGTTTACCCAATGTTTGCTGGCGAAGTACACATAGCAAAAGAAGAAATACCTATTGCTGCAAATGCGCCTGTGTATGTTGGTATAGACTTTGGGCTAACACCAGCCGCAGTTCTTGGACAGAAAGTAAGAGGACGTTGGTTTATTCAATCAGAAATTGTTGCGATAGATATGGGGATTGTCCGTTTTGCAGAAGTGTTAAGGCAAGAACTCGCAACAAGATTCTCCGCAGCTTCCGAAGTTATTATTTACGGAGACCCTGCTGGAGACTTTAGAGCGCAAACAGATGAATCAACTCCCTTTCATATTTTGCGCGGTGCTGGCTTGAGGGCATACCCTGCGCCCTCCAACTCTGTTGATCTTCGATTAGAATCGGTTTCCTCCCAATTAACGAAGATGGTCGAAGGTAAGCCAGCACTACTTATAGACAGGCGTTGCCCTCAACTTATCAAAGGTTTTCAAGGTGGGTATTGCTATAGACGTATGCAAGTATCAGGAGAACGATATGATGATAAACCTGATAAGAATATGTACTCACATATACATGATGCTCTCCAATATTTGATGTTGGGAGCTGGTGAGGGTAGAACTTTAATGAATGGACAAAAGCCAGTAAAAGCGTTCAATGCAAGAAAAGGCTTTGATATTTTTTCAAGATCGCCTAATAATAGGAACAAGACCAGTTTTTGGAATAGATTGTAGGAGAATAATATGTGTTTTGGTGGTGGAAGCTCTCGACCTGAACCAGTAAGCGATACTGTTACTCAAGAGCAAAAAGAACAAAAAAAAGAAGAAACCCAGAAAAAAGTAGAACGTAGGCAAGAAGCTCTTGAAAAAGAAGTTACTTCAG